AGGATGGCACGCCCCGTAATAGCCGAAAGACCAAAAATAATACAGTCTTCAACTTCTCCATGATGTTTTTTTAGATCGTATAGATATTCTCTTCTGATCTGTGCGTACTCTACCGGAATGTTTGCGTTTAAATATGCCATAATATTTACCCATAAATATCTCCCCAAGTATCACCGCTTTCGTAATCGACCTTGTTGGGAACTTCGAGACTAACAGTATTTTCCATAATCTCAATTATTTTTTTTGCCTCAGTATCATCTTTTACAGAAATGTCCAGCTCATCGTGAATCTGTATGTGAGGAGTAATTCCTTCTTTATATAAATCTAACATAGCTTTCTTTGTCATGTCAGCTGCAGATCCTTGTATTAATTTATTGAGTGATTTATATGTGTATGCTCTCTTGATCCCCGGTCCATGTTCTCTTAACGCTTCTTCATGTGGCAAGGCTTTGTGCATACCAAACTGATTAGGTTCCCACAGATGAAATCTACATAATCTCCCTAACAATGTTCTTATCTGACCACGATCCTGTGCTCTGTTAGATGCTTTATTCATTAACTGTTTTACAAATGGAACTTGATTATGGTATTGAGCAAATAATTCTTCTGCTTTTTCTTTAGTGACACCCAATTCTGCTTGTAGCTTTGCTTTACCCATACCATAAAACAATCCTAAATTTATAGTCTTGGCTTGTGTCCTAGGTATATTAGCCATATCTGCAACCGTTTGATGAAAATCTGAATCAACATTTTCTTTATATGCATCAATAACATCATACACTGAAGGTAGTTTGTAGAGAGATGCATAGTGTACAACTAATCTTGGTTCTTGTTGTGAGTAATCAAAACATCCCCACTTACAACCTTCTTCTGGAATAAAAAGACTTCTGATTCTTGGTCCTAGATCCTTATTTCTAGCTGGTATTTGCTGGAGGTTTGGGTTCTGATAACTGAACCTACCTGTAATAGTACCACCAAACTCTGACCGTAATTGATTGATCTCTGCATGTATTCTTCCTTTATGTTGATGTTTAAGTATAGAGTCAATAAAAGTTGTGTGTGCTTTATTAATCTCTCTTGCTTTAGCAATCATTTTAACAACAGGATGTTTGTGTTCTTGTAAAAAGTTTTTTGTAAAACTTGGTGCTGCTGTTTTAGTTGTACGTGGATATTCTAATCTCAATACATCAAAAATAGTTGCAATGGATCTTGCTGCCCATATCTGTGCATCAATATTTGTTTCCCCTTTAATATCATGTAGTAACTTTCTCTCTTGTTGTATTAATTCTTTTTTCATTTGTTGTGCACGTTCAACATCTACACGTACACCTTTGAATCTCATATCTACTAGACATGGAAATAATTCTGTTTCTAAATCAAATATATCTTCTAAGTCTTGATGTATAATTTCTTTTTTCATCTCTTGCCATAATCCAAGAGTTACTTCAGCATCTCTTTCTGCGTAAGCACCAACATACATAGAGGGAAGTTTGTACATTTCTGATTTAGGATCTATACCCCACTCAGATGCAGCTTCGGCTAGAGCCGCTTCGTTTTTACCATAACCAAGATAGTGCCACGATAAACTATTTAAATCATATCTAAATCTATTTTCATCTGTAACAGCTGCAGCAATCATCGTGCAAACAATGTCACCATTTATTTTCAAACCTAGTCTTCTTAGCCAACAAATATCATACATGGCATTGTGAAATATTTTAGTGGCTGGTGAAAGTAGAATGTCTTTTAACCAAGATAAAACTCTTTGTCTGTCCATGTTACCACCACCTTCATGAGCAATGGGAAAATATCCTTTGTATCCTGTGGTGGCTACAGCAATACCAATCACATCACCATTACCAATAACAGAACCTGATCCTCTAGTTTTTAAATCTGGGTCTTTTGTTTCAAGGTCAATAGCAATTTCATCTGCTTGTCTGAGGTCAGGAAACTCTGTAGGTTTTACCCATTCTGTCTGTGCTTCAAATTTTGGTATTCTCATAATCCCTTTCAATAATCATCTCTATGTAATGTATAGCTTTCTCAAGATCCTGCTTCCCATTTTTAAACGAGTGCCTGCATATATATTTAATAGCATTACCTTCTGCAAAAAGCAACTTGTTGTCATTTATAAACTTACTTGGCTGCACCTTGAACTTACTGTAGTGAGATCCTCCAATTTGTTTATTGTAAACTTTCGATGTCATAACTCCTCTCCTTATTTTTTGCTGCCATGAGATACAAGTTTTGTTTTGCTCTTGTTACACCAACATACCAAACACGATGTTCTTCATCTTGTTTCTCAAAGCTTCTTTGTAATGATTCTAAAGTACGTTTAGAGCTATCTAGAATTAATAATACGTTATCTGCTTCTCCACCTTTTGCTGTGTGGATTGTAGATAATTTTACTCTTGCTTCTCTACTCAAGAGTTCTCCTCTTTCCAACATCTTTCTTATATATAAACTATCATCAAGATCTATTTGAAAACTTTCAAACCATCTTGCTGTCCCGATTAATTTAAAATCAGACATCTTGTATGTTTTATGTTCATCAATATGAAATTTATCTGTCGTATATTCAAATATATCCCTGACTTCTGGTGGTGTTAGTGTTTCTCCTTTAGTCCAACGAGTCCAATTTGTAATTGCTTTATATAATTTTTTTGAAAAACTTTTCCTTTGTTTGTACTCGTAGTAAATACCCATAGATTTTAAAGCAGGTATGGTGTCTAATAATTTTCTATTTGTTCTAGCAATCACTAACCAGTTACCTTCTTGTAGAGGAACTTCTTCTAATGAAAATACTTCAGGATAAACATTTCCTTCTTCTTTTCTTGGTTGCCAAGTTTTTTTAATTCTTCTCTCATCAGGTATTCTATCTAAAATTTTATTTGCTAGGGTTTGTATGGATTTTGGAACACGATATGATTTTGGTAAAACTTTATTTTTAGCAGGTTCTTTTTGAAATCTCTCTACGTCAGCACCAGCCCAACCAAAAATAGCTTGATCATCATCTCCCGCTAATATAACATGTTTAGAATTTTTCTTGAGAACATCAAACATTCTCCACTGTATAGGTGATAGATCTTGTGCTTCATCAATAAACACTACATCAAAATTAGGACAAAGATTTGATTCAACAAACCTTTCAATCATGTCTGTAAAATCAACTAATTTAAATGCTTGTTTTCTATTTTCTAATTCTAACTTTAGTATCTTCAAAGTTTCAAAATTTAAATCTTCTGAGTACATGCCTGTATTAAACTCATCTTCAATAGATAAATTCTTAACTCTAGCTGCAGATATTAGTTTAAAATATTCTGAGTCTGAGTCTAGAAAACCTGTTGTTTCTTCACCATTAGAATAAATGGATACTTCAATTCCAACCTCTCTACCAATAGCTTCGTAATCTTCATCTTGCATAACATTACTTTTCTTCATGCCTAAAAGATTAAATGCAAATGAATGTAGTGTTTGAAAGTAAGGAAGATCTTTGTCTTCTAGCTCTGGATGTTTATCTAACATTCTACCTTTAGCTTCACCCGCAGCTTTTTTAGTAAAAGCAAAATAACCTATACGATGTAACGGTGTACCAAACTTAACTAATGTTCTTACATAGTGCAGTAGTTTAGTGGTTTTACCTGTGCCTGGTGGTCCTAATATTTTTCTAATCATATTATTTCTTTGTCATAATTAATTTTGTTATGTAAAATTTTAATCTGTTCAAACTTTTCAGTAGATATTTTTAGAAGATGTTTGGTAGGCGTGTTGTATTCACCTTTTTTCTGTGATGGAAATCTTTTCTCTTCTATAAATTCTACATCACATTTTTCAAAATATTCTTGTATCATGATGCCTGTTTTATCTTCTGGATATTTCCAACCATTAGATTTTAATTTATTGTAGAAATTAACAAATTTAAAATAAGCAAACTCTCCATCAATTAATACACCGCCAGATTTAAAACTTACGTCGTTTTGTGCTCTTGCTCCGTTTATCTTTTGATGTAGTTGATCGTGTAATTTTTCTTTTGGTGTTGTTCCTATTGGTGGGTCTTGAACTGTCAATGTTCTATATAAATCTTCTAATACCTGTTGATCATCTGCACCTTTAATTATTGGTGGTGGAAAACCTGCATACTTAGATATAGCATTTCTTCTTTTCCTTTGATCATTAACATGTTCCACAGTTTTACAATGAACTGTTCTTGTATCAACACCATCTGGTAGAGTAACATCAAATGTATACTCAGCTTCTGGTTCAAGATCTACTTTAATTAAATTAGTTAAGACAGGATAGCTTCCTTTAGATCCATGTAAGACACCAAACTTTCTTTTGACACAAATACCTTTTTTACAAAAATCATTGATAGGACTTTGGGTGCAAGTGTAACCTTTATATGATTCTCTCCATGATTTTAATTTTGCTTTTAATTTTTGCTTGTCCCATGCATGTGCATTAGCACCAGAGAAAAATTTTACTGGTGCATCCATAACCATCTGCTCCCAGTTATCTTCATATTTTGCTTTAACAAAAACATGGTAGTTATATAAAAATCTATCTTTACCATCAAAGTCATCGTTCTTTGCTACTTTGGATAATGCTGCCAAACACGGTGGACCATCTTTAAAAATATCATCAACACCATCCATGGTTTCAGCTTCGATTTTGTTTGTTATCTTTTTAATGTCTTCTTCTTTTACTAAATTAGCTTCTATGACTTTTATAAATTCTTCATAACTAAATTCTGTACCGTCAGTATTAATTGCTTTCCTTTCTTGTTTTTTAAAATAAGGTAGATTAATGAAGTTACCCTTGTTAATTTTTCCTGTTTCAGAATCTTTTACTAGTTTAGTTTGTTTAGGAAATATTTCAGTGTCGTGTTTTAATTTGAATAGAGGTAGTAGGTTGCTTAAAAAAGATCTAATAATTACTGCACTAATAAAAGTATCTAAAAATAAATATAAATGTATGCCACCACTTTTAGATAACACAGGTATTAAAGGTAAATTATTTTTTTGTATTATCTCTACAAATTTTTTTCTGTCGTAATTTTTATAATCTTTGAAATCTACATCAATGACACCAAACCTTGCGAGTCCTGACTCATTACAAGGTTGGATGCCAATAGATCTTTCTCCTGTTAAATGTTGCTTGTATATATCTGCGGTGGCTTCTTCATCGTTCCAACGATAAGTTGGTTTATGTTTCTTGGTAATGGGATCGATTTCCAATCGAGACATGTCAGCCTGCCCATAAGCAAGATTATAGCCAGCAAAATATTTTGCAAAAAGTAATTCCATAAATAATTAAGAGAGGGGCGCGTCGAGTCTCCCATCAGCGCCCCAAACTATAACCTCACGGTTATATCTAAATTATAGAATCCTTTTCTTTTTCAACATCTCCGCCGTGTTTTGCTTTCACATTACCTTTAGAAATGTTTTCAGAAAAAGCTTTTGCTTGTTGATACAGCGCTTGATCCGATACAGGTCCAACTTTGTTAACCTTCCAACCAAACCATGTACCTTTATCGTTCTTCATTTGTGTGGTTTTAAGATTATATAAGTGGCTGAAAGAAGCTGGGGTAAATAACCCTGACTGACCTTTCAGTTTTATACCTGCCATCATTGAGTTCCACGCTCTACTAACTTTTAGTTGTGTTGATTTCATTGAAATCAAAGCAGTGCATGGTGTTTTATCAGTAACAATAACAAAATGATTTGCAGTCTTTTCTACATAGTTACCGTTCGGTAATCTATCTTTGTAGTTTGCATCAGGTTTTGTTTTACTAATGATGTCGGATGTTGATGAGTGGACAGCTACTGGTGCTCCAGGACCTTCGCCTCTGTCTTTCCATTCAACATATTCGAGTTTGTAAAAACAAGGTATCACATTGATACCTTTCTCTCCGTCATACAACTCGTTTGTTACAGAGTTGAAAATCATTCCAGGCTCTGCACCTTCGACATATTTACCATCTCTTTTGTTTGTCTCTGGAGATAGTTGTCCAAGGATTTTTAAAAAAGGCAGAGCTAAGTCTTCTTGACCTAACTTACCTAAACCAACGCCAGCATCTTTTTCAAATATATTTGAAGGAAGACCGGCTTCAGTTTTTTTCTGTATTCCCGTTTCTTTGTTCATGTTTATTTACTCCTTGTTATTTTTGTTCGGTTTCCTGCGAACACGTTAAACAAGTCCGTTGGCATATCTTGTCCAGACTCGATACGCTCACGGACTAGTGCTTTAAGTGTCATTGGTTCAACCTTTAATTTCTGGACGGGTTGATACCCTTGACCTTGCGCAAGGACAGCATATTGCTGTGCCTTGTTATCTTCGTCACGGCCAAAGGAAACAGTGATCTCATTTTTAATAAGATCCCCTAAACCATGATCTCGAAGCCATTTAAATGCTTCCTCCCTATGGGCAACAGGGATAGATGCACCGTAGACGGGTTTAACTTCAACAGAAGATCCGTCTGCTAATTTTAAAGAAGATATGTTCATCTCCTGCATGATAGTAGGAATGACCTCACCAGAAACTTTTTCAGCCTCTCGTTTCATATCTTTCAATTCTTTTTCTCTCTCACCAATTTGTTCTTCAAGGTTTTGAAGTTTAACAACTTGATCAGATAATTGTTTAGCATCATTCGCCGATGCTAAGTCTTGTTTCGCGTCTTTTTCAAAATTAATATTATTCACTGACTTCTCCTTTCTCATATAAATTGATTTCAATTGCATAATACTTTCTTTCTTGTTTATCCCACTTAAGTAAATTGTATTTACCGTTTGTAAGATCTGATACGATAGAACAGGCTACACCAATTATTGCTGGATCACCTGTTAGTAATAAATAATCGGTAGGTTTATAATCTCTAAGTAATTGTCTTAACTTAAAAACTAATGGACCCGGAGAAAAAATAATTTGAGATAACTCAGGAAGTAGAAATTTAATTCTACCGTATTGAGATGCACCCATAATATTTATTTTTGGTCTACCGTCTCTTGTACCTGCAATTTCTTGCAGTACATAAACTGTAGGCAACTTCTCTCTTTTTGCTTCCGAATAATTTATGCTTTCTACCATTGACTTTGTTTATAATATATCCTATATATTAAGTCAATAGAAAGATGAATTATAAGTTTAAAACTCAACCGTATGAGCACCAGCTCAAAGCTTTGACCATGTCTTGGGATAAGGAGTATTTTGCTTACTTCATGGAAATGGGTACTGGTAAATCAAAAGTGTTAATTGATAATATAGCCATGCTTTATGACAAAGGTAAGATTAATGGTGCCTTAATTGTGGCACCAAAGGGTGTAGTAGGAACTTGGTATTTAAATCAAATACCTGATCATTTACCTAACCATATTGAACATAAAAATGTATTATGGAAACCCAACATTACTCGTAAACAAAACCTACGGTTGAAAAGTTTGTTTGAAACAGGAACTGATCTTCATATTTTAATTATGAATGTTGAGGCTTTTAGCACTACTAAAGGTTGTGAGTTTGCTAAAAAGTTTTTAGATTCACATAGAACGTTGATGGCTGTAGATGAATCTACAACTATAAAAAATCCAGATGCTAAAAGAACTAAAAATATTTGTAATTTATCTATTTTAAGTAAATACAGAAGAATATTAACAGGATCACCAGTGACTAAGTCCCCGTTAGATTTATACAAACAATGTGATTTTTTAAAAGAAGAACTATTGGGTCACGGTTCTTATTACACTTTTAGAACTAGATATGCGATTATGAAAACAGCAAACTTTGGTGGTAAATCTGTTCAAATAGTTGTGGGTTATAGGAATTTAGATGAGCTATCAGAAAAATTAAGACCCTTTTCTTATCGTGTATTAAAAGATGATTGTTTAGATTTACCTGATAAAATCTACATGAAACGTACGGTTCAGTTATCATCAGAACAAAAGAAAGTTTATGAACAAATGAAACAAATGGCGTTGGCTGAAATGAATGGTAAGATGATGTCAACAGCCACGGTATTAACACAACTAATGCGATTACATCAAATTACCTGTGGACATTTTACTGCAGACGATGGATCAATACAAAAAATCAAAAGTAATAGACTTGACGAACTTATGGATGTGCTAGAAGAAATAGAAGGTAAGGTTGTAATTTGGGCACATTACCAGAACGATGTAGAGACAATTGTAGAACATTTAAAAAAGAAGTATGGGGATAATTCTATTGTTGATTACTATGGTAGAACTAGACCTGAAAATAGACAGAGTAATATTGATAAGTTTCAAAAAGATGAAGGGTGTAGATTCTTTATAGGAACACCAGCTACAGGTGGTTATGGTATTACACTAACTCAGGCAAGTAATGTTATCTATTACTCTAATGGATATGATCTAGAAAAAAGAATGCAATCAGAAGACAGAGCACATAGAATAGGACAAAAGAAATCAGTGACATACGTTGACATGATAGCAGATGATACTGTCGATGAAAAGATAGTGAAATCATTAAGAAAGAAAGTAAACATTGCAACTCAAATTATGGGAGAAGAGTTGAAGCAATGGATTTAAAACCACCTTTTGTTTATAGAATGGTAATACTTATGGTGGTTGGAGCTTGTTCTCCAATTATAATAACCACAATATTAAATCATTATTTTGACATACCACCAAAGAAAGCTATGGAGTATACTTTAGTTTTCTGTATTCCTATTGCTATATGGATGGCTACTAAAATCAACGAGCGTTGGCACGACGATAGAGAAGATTAATCTAACCAAGGACTATATTGAGTCTTACCATCAACTCTTTGTGCACGTAATGATTGGTTTCTATTATTGTTAGTAGAATACGAACAGTGTATCCAGCCCGATGTTGGTTCGTTGTCTCGGTAGAACTCGAGGATCAATTGATCAAATTCTAGCTCTGATCTAATATACTTTGCTAATTCTCTATTATCTACACCGGGTATCTCAAAGTCCGCTGCAGCCGCATCGTTATCTGCTACGTGTTGTGAGTTAATTGAGCTCCCGATTGCTATGCAAAGTTCTGCACAACGAAATCCGCTGGATATGATCAAAGGCTTGTCATAGTGTGAGCGTATCGGTTGCAAAATATTTGTAGCCAACGCTTTTAGATTTTCAATTTGTTGTGGATTAGGGTTGTTGTTAATACCCTTACGTTCCGCAACCTGACTTTTAGTTAACTCGTCAAGAGTTATGTTAGCTGTTAGTTTCATCCAATGAATTTATCAATTAAATATAAGGCCACAGTCCCCACTGTAGCTAAAAGAACCCAATAGACTTTATCTATCTTGCCACCCAATTTATCAATATCTTCATGCATGTGTTTCAAATGATTATTTTTAATTGAAGACACATCCTTACGTAAACCGGTTATGTAGCCGTATAAGGCCACGATATGTTCTCTTGTATTCTTGGGTTCTATTGCCATAATTAATTTCTAAATAATATATCTAGTTTTTGTTGTGTTGTTAAGTTAGAAAAAGGATTATTTTTACCTGTTCCAGACAATACTGTTTGATCAATACCAGGTAAATTTAAAGTATTTGGGCCAGTTATTGTGGCTTTTGGCAGTAATGGATTTTCTATAAATGGAAAATCACCATCACTTAATTTTAAAGCACTAAGTTGACCTTGTACTTCAGCAATAGCACCAGCTGCTTCAAGAAAAGGATTGTCTACACCAATGTTTGCAGCGTTCTCTGCAAAAGCTTGTTGCACTTCTTTTGATATTGCTAATGGTCTAAACTCATCATTATCAATTGTTGCAAAATCTACTTTAGAAAGACGATCAGTAACGGTAGTAAATAACTCACCTTCACTAATTCCTAAAGTTCTAGCTGCATCAATATCTATTAGAAACTCTTGTCTTGTATTATATAAAGCTCTATTAGCATTAATATAATTTTGAACTATTTCTTTTGGTTCTATTGGTCCACCACGTAAAGATTTTGCAGTGAACAAAGATCTAGAATCTCTTACGCCTTTTTGATAATCAGCAATTTTAAAATTAAGTGATCGTTCTGGATTTAATTGAACTGCTCTAAAACCAACTAAGCCTGAAAGTTCATCTCCAAGTTCATAAGTTTGACCATATTTATCAAACTTACCTTTTTCAATTACATCAACTTCTTTTAATCCTGCTTTAAATATTCTATTAATCTGACTAGCAGAAAAAGGCATTTGTGCTTCAACTAAATGTTTCATAATAGCAGATGCTTTATCTCCTGGAGTATCTTCAGGATTAAATACTCTAGAACCAGATCTTGTTACACCCTTTCTAAAAATAAGATCCGCAGCTGCCTCTGTCCAAATAGATTCACTAACAAATGGTTCACCAAGTTCTTTTGTTGCTGTGTAAATACCAACTAAAAAATCATCCATAATACCATCTTCATCTGTTCTACCTTCAGCCACAGCGTTAATTACAGATTGAACAGGTCTAATTAAGGTGTCGTATGCGTTGGCGTGACTGAAATCTACATATTTAAATTTACCATCTTTTGTTTTAATTGGTACAATAGTGGAGTTTTTAGACCAATCTGGAACGTATCTTTTAATTGCTTGTAGTTCTTCCTCTGAAACATCATATAACGCTTTAAAACCTTCTACAGTTGCATATGGTACAGCTACAGTTGTTGCGCCAAAACCAAACAATCTTGTGTGACCTATTGCTTGAAAAGGTTTTACAACTGTACCATCTGGTCTAGTAACTGTGTAATTAATTTCTTTTAAACCACGTCTTACAATATTTGTACCTGTTCTTAAAATTTCGGCAGGAAAAGATACAAAGTTTCCTATAGGAAATTTTCTTAAACCTTTAATAAAATCACCAACGTAATCATAATTTGGTATATTATTTTTAACTATATTAGCTGCCTCTTGCTCTAAATAGTCATCTGTAAATTTAATACTATTTCCTGCAGCATCTGTAAACTCATCTCCTTTTTTAATTCCTGCTTTTATTAATGAATCACCTATTCTTTTCTTTTCTTGCGCCCAAGAATATATTTTCCAAAAATCATCTTCAGCTGTGTATAAATCCTGAGAAGTTTGTTTTAGTTTAGAAAGAGGTTTTAATAACATACGCATGCCTTTATCTGATGTCATAGTTTCACCAAATCTTACATCCTCAAGCAGCCGCGTTAGATCTCCCAACCTTACGTTACTATTTACAACACCAAGTTTTAAAAGTTTTTCATAAAATTCATTTTGTATTCTTGTTCCTTTAAGTGGTGTTTGTAACGCTTGATAAGCACTTTTTACTGCAGCTGTATCTACAGCAGGTATGATACCGTTAGCAGCCGCAAATGCACCAGCACTAATAAAGTTTCGTAAGTGTGTTACTGGTGATAAAATTGTTTTTGCAATTTGTGATGTTGCTTTGGGATATAAAAAGAAGTTTTCATAAACTCTCATAAAACCACTCGTGTTTCTATTTGATGCGTTTGTTTTTTCTAATGCCTCAGCTACACCATTTTTTGCAAATTTACCATTAATTGGATTTGTTGAACCTGCCTCTAATTGTTTTGCAGGATCTATATTTATTTTTCTAAAGTCATCACCAAACTCTCGTATCGCATCATCGTAAGTATCTACTAGTATAGGTGTTTTACCTTGAGATTGAAGTTCACTAGATTTTTTTACTATACTATCAAAAAATTCATTACGTCTTGTTATTAAAGATAATCTACTCGTGCCTCCAAGGATAGTTTGCATAGGGTTTTTAGTTTTACCTAATAACTCTTCAAATACTTCTCTATCTGCTTGTTTAGTAAATTGAGATAAAGATGCAATACCTTTAAATTGAGTTATATCTTTAGCAGAAGTTCTATTAACAAAAAAATCAGGTACAGAAAATATTGGATCAGATGGTTTATCCATTTTAAATCCTTTAGGTAATTTAGCTGTTTTAATTATGTTATTAACATAATACTCTGCTTCTTCTCTAGTAATAGGTTTACCGTTTTGTTCTGCTACATCTTGAAAAAGTTTTATAGTTTTATCAACAGATTGTCTTGTGGGTTTATAAGCAAGATATGGAATAATAGATTTATTTTGAAATATATCATAAGTTGATCCCAACCAACTTTTTACTTTACCACCAAATAAATCTTTAAATTCATCTAGATCTTTACCAGATGCAGTTTTTCCTAATTTTGTAAATAAATCTCCCCACTTACCTCTAATTATACTAAAGTTTCCAAGGATACTTGTAATGGTTTCATCTGTTGCTCCGTATTTTTTT